TGCCATGCGTAAGTCGCACTACCTATATCATAAGTATCGTCTGTTGCTGGTATTAGATTGGAGTCAATAGACCCTGTGATCGTGACCGTATCGCCACTGGCATCACCTAAATCTACATTTCCTGTGAGTGATACATTTGCTGCTGTAACCGTACCAGTAGCAGTAATGTGTCTAAATCCTGTTATATCTTTGTTGGAATCAACAACAACTGCCTTACTTGCTGCGATTGTTCCTGCGGTTACATCGGTTGAATTTGCTCTGGATACTGCGCTGTCAATTTGCGCTCCAGTATAATCTGAATTGTAATTAGCCATTTAAGTTCCCCTGTTAATAGACTTCAATTAAAGAGGTTTAGACTACACTTATATATTTTGACCATTAGCCATGCGTTTGCAGTCGGATTGAGCCTTAAACTCTTTTCCAGGCCAACCATTACCCTTTAACTCAAATAAAGGTGCGCCCATAAGCCGTTTCAAATCGGTAGATCCACAAGCGCACTGAGCCTTTTCATCCACTTTAGTCATGGATTCAAAGACTTTTTCACAATTTTTACATTTATAATCGTATGTTCTGAACATAATTAAGGAATGGGGGATGAAAAACACCCCCCATTTTGTTCCTATTTTGTTAATGATTAAGAATTAAGGATTCTTGAATTCTTGAATTCTTCCCTCAAAAACTGTAACTGCTCCGTAGAGCATGTCTGCTACGACTTTAGTTCCAAGAAAGTCAACAGAATACTCTGATTGAACTCTCGGTTCTAACTGTCGAGCTGCGCTTACCGCGCTGGGGTGGAAAATGTATCCCACTTCCACTCCTGTAGAGGCTGATGATCCCATGACTGTTGAGTGCAGAACCGGCATGCCGTAAAGCATCCCAATTTGTCCATTCAACAATCCAGATGGGCCTGCGCCCATTTTAGAAGCATCCACGAAATCTGAGATTCCGAGCATTGCGGTGTAAAGCGCTGGAGAAACAACGAAATGACACTGATTAGTGTCTACATCAGATTCCATAAGGGTTTTCATGCCCCCACGAATTTCTGCTGCTGTGATTACATTGTCTGTTCCAAGAGCTGTACTATTAGTAGTAGCTGCTTCGACTTTTGATTCGATGTACATTTTGTTAATGTGTGGCTCTTTATCCACACTCTCCGCTTTTCAACGGAGTATCGGACTATCTATTCATCCTATAAAGGATGTTGCGGAGTCTTGGAGAAATTATCTCATTCTCTAGTCTCTGCCCCTGGCTTTTGCCTTCAGGTCTGATTACCATATCTATTGATTTAGGTTTCCAGATTTTTTCCGCAATCATAATGATCATAGTTACCTATGAAAACGCCCATTGAGCATCATAAGTCTTAGCTAAAGCGTAACCCATGCCAGATACTTCTTTTTCAAAAAGACCCGGTATGGATTGGACACTCGCTATGTCCTCTACTAATTTTGCGGCATAACGATGCTGGTCGATGGTTAGATCGGACTTTGCATGCGTTGATGCTGCGTATGTTACGATAGTTTCCGCTGCTTTAGCTGCGTCACTTACCTCTGCCAATTTCGGGATATGACATTTGTTAATGTGTGGCTCTTTATCCACACTCTCCAAATTTCTCTGGAGTATCGGACTATCTCTTCACCTTATACGGTGTCGGGGAGTCATGGAGAGGTTATTTCACTCTCTAGTCTCTGCGGCTGGCTTACGCCTTCACCTCTGATTGCCTTGTGCTTTCGCATTTAGGTTTCCAGGTTTTTTCCCCAATCATAATAACTATAGTTTCCTATAGAAACGCCTCTACTGAAACACATCACCCCTACCTTTGACCAGACCATTCAAAGAAGTATCCACACATTGTTCGAACACAAGGTTGCGTTCTATGTATGCCTTAACTCCGTCAGTCCAAATCTCGGGAATCGTCCTGTTACTTTTATGACCTTATACAAGGCGAATAGCTATTTCTAACTATTTCTCATGCTCTCACATGAGTCCAGACTATATCTTCGTTATAATAACGCCTTTGCGTGTAGTCGTTGAGGGGTGAGCCACCACTTCCCTGCTGATTACCCAATCTAAACAATTTTCACCTAATGACTTGGCAGTCGGTATGTTTAGCTCTAAGGGCTTTCCAGCATATAGCAAGGTTTTACAACTCCAATTCATTCAAAGTTGGCAGCAGTGGTTGCGGTGACTGAAGCACCAGCGAAATCTGCTGATAATGCCATAAGGTTTTACCTTTCTACGCTATTTTTTAGCGTAGTTTTGAATAACCTTACCCCAATTCCCCTGCCTTTGCTCCTTTGTCATATCCACGAATGGATTAACTGAACTATCAGGCATCGGAGTAGAATAAGATTCATTCGTTTTAACTGTCTGATTAATTGACCGCTTTACGAATTTCTGCAACTTAGAAGTTGACAGATCAATCGCAAATTCACGATCCTCGTCAGATAGCTGATTTAGTAGGTCTTTTCGCACAGATTCTTTAATCTGTAGACCTTCTTCTGCCTGAGATTTGTACTCGTCTCGTTCAGACTTGTACTTAGTAGCTAGATCCTTCCACTCATTGTTCTTCTGCATTTCTGCTTCTTGATTAACATTGAGTTGATCCTGCAATTCCTTTACCTTTGCTTCAGCTTCCTGGCGCTGATGTCTGTACTTCTTCGCATCTGCGATAAGCGTTCCAATTTCAGCGCTTGCATTGGTGCTTTCTTGAACATTGGCCTGTTCTTGGGCTTGAGCCTGCTGCTCGACTTTTACGTCCGTTTCCATAATATCTCCTATATGGTGTACACCTTATACCCCATTCCGTTCTTGCGAATCTCCTTAGTGAAATTCTTAATAAGCTGGTTCTGCATTTCACGCATAATTAGCTTCTGCTCGTTAGGGGGTAGAGGGTTTTGTTTTGTTGATACATATCTTTTGCGGGATTTCTTCTTTGGTCCCTGAAATTCCATGCGCTCTGCCATATCTGGATCTTCGATTCCATACTCGAATCCATGTGCAGAGGACTTTAAATAATTAAATGATTCTCGCATCTTGCCAGTAAGCGTTAAATCAGGCTTTCCACTTTTACTTACCTGATTGGGAGCTGCTTTGCCTGCCATCTTTCTTTTACGATAAGCATTGGTATATGCTATAAAGGGATTTCCCGCTGCATTGCGCCCCTCATGGAAGATGCGCCTTCTGTGGATCTTTAAAATAATACGGCCTACACTCTGAAAGAATGGCCTGCCGAACTTGAACGCTTTTTGAAGATTAATCATTATAATACTGCTCTAATGTTTGTGGGATGCTGAACGATCTGCCCTTCAGCTTCGCCTTTGTTACCATACCCTGATACGCCACTTTAGCTCTTTGCTGTATGTCCCTATTTTGAGTCTTAGGTGACAATGCAACCCACTGATGCCGACAATTAAAGCCGCCACCGTCTCGTAATGCGCCTGGATATTTGGCTTCTACCTGGGCTTGTGTCATCCCGCCTTCTTTCAACATGCGTATACACACTGGTCTGGTCTTAGAGTCCATTGGGCCTTGATAAATGAGAGATTGAGTTGGATTTTGTTCTAATTGTAAAAGCGTGAGTGATCTTGAGTAGGTAGCCATTGAGGTAGTGATAATTGTGTCTACCTGATACGGTTTTATCGTTAAATCTCTTAACAGCATGGCTTTAATGCTTTTTTGTGGCATTTTCTGGAGTACCCCCTGGACTAAGGATAATCTTACCCTCTCACCAATGTCAGTTGTGTATCTCAGGATGGATGCCTGCTGCATGTTGCGAAGCGCTACAAGTTGCGTCTCTGATACCTTACCAAAGAATACTGCATCGTCTAAAAGTGTGTCGAATGAGATCATTAAGCGATTGACCGCTTGCTGCATCTGAAGGTCTGAAAGCCAGTAATCCACCATTGAAATACCAGCTAAAATTGCAAGTATCTCTTCTGTGGATAGACCTTGTTCCCTTAATTCTTCTACATCTTGGGTGAATTGGTCTTGAGCTTCGGTGAGTCTGGCTTCAAAGTCTGCAACTGCACTATCAATAGTATTCGATAGCGGCATTAGCTTTGTAGTCTATTGAGGAGCCTGTTCTGTTCTGGTTGTGCTTCGGATTCGTCTACCTCAGATAATAAGGCTTCTGCATCCTCTGGGAGCATATCGGGATTTTTAAGCATAAGATAGCTTTGGCGAGTGGCAAGCTTGTTCTGGAATAACCAGGTGAACATTTCTCTCTCTTCAGATGGTGATAGAACTTGAGGCTCTTCAAAGTCTACCAGATATTCATCAGCAAGTTTCTTGCCTGTTTGTACTTCAATAATGCGTCTGTCAATCTCAAAACGCCTATGCTCCCATGCTCTCCAGGTATCTTCGATGTTGGCTTGGACTTCGGTATAATTGTCTATCTCCTGTACCCTCAAGGCTTCTGCGGATTCTGCATTGCCATGAGAATCAATAAATTTTACTCTGAGTTGATTGTTATTGAGAGTAGTCTCAACAAGGTATTTCGCACCTAAAATTAAATCACTTATACTTGCTGATGGGCCAGTAACGCCAAAATTTGCGCCTTCTGGAAGGTATAATATTTTATCAACACCCATAGAAATGCGTGATCTGTCATCTACGCCTGTGACAAACTTTACGCCAATAGCACCAAGTCTGATACACAGTGATATTTCCATAGCCGCTACAGATAATGCAAGGTCAGCCCTTACTACATCTTCAGCACCACCCACAAAGAAATCCCTTATAGGCGGGTAGCGATGAACAAATGATACCGGGATGATACCGTAGGGGTTAACATCCCCCTCATTAAAAGAAAACTTGTCTCCGTTTGCGTCAATCCCGAAATGTCTGCCTGGTTTACCGTCTCTCTCAGCAGTCCATACAATAAACTCCTGTTTAGTAAGTTTGGCTAAACCCTCGTTTTCAATAGCGTAAATGCACCCGAAAGGCTCCTTTTCTCCTGGTAAAAATAATGGCTCTACGAAAGGAAGCA